CGGACATCCGGCCTCCGGGAGAGAGATCTCCTCCATTCAGGCTCCTCTAGGACTACTTCCTTTGGGTTCACGTAATCGAACAGCACCGGGAGAAGGTGTATCCCACACTGGGGTATACCATATCCGGGTGCTCAATTCAACCGCGGAGAACAAGACTATTACGTCTTGGGCCGGGGAACGGACTTGTGCAGATGTCGTGGGTAATCCCCATGGCGACAACCCACTCACGCTCGTCAAAGTCAAACATGACTCTGGCGTGCTGAATGGCAAGTCTTCAACAAGTACCTCGAGCTACCACCAGGCGACAAATTGTCCACCTGAGTATATAGCTGAACGAGGCAACTGTCTGACTCATCTGCCAAACCATCCTACGTGGACTCTCGGGTTCGACCCCGTGACAAGGCTCTTGGCGACCACTAACCCTTCAAGGCCAACGGTCGACATTCCTGTCATGTTGTTCGAACTCGGGGACCTCCCCAGAATGATGAAGTCGCTAGGTGTAAACCTAGCGAAGTTACGCAGAAGTAGCGTAACTGAGCAATTCGCCGCGCAGAACCTAGCGGTTCAGTTCGGCTGGTTGCCCTTGATCAGTGACCTGGGAAAACTTCTGGATTTTGCGGATCACGTTGAGCGTAAGCGCAACGAGATTGATCGCTTGTTTCAGAAGGGAGGTCTTCGCCGTAATGTGAAGCTAGGTGAAACGTCTGGTAACTATGACGCTGCCACAACGGTAGCAATCCATAGAAACAAAGACGCGACCCGGCGCCGCACCTTCTCTAAGAAGATGTGGGGCTCGGTTCGGTGGAAACCCACTTTGCCCGGCTTAGCACCCTACTATAAGAACAAGAGTCTGGCCTTTCGGGCAGCTCTTGGTCTGGGACTCGAACTGCACACGGTCTGGGAAGCTTTACCCTGGTCGTGGCTGATCGATTATTTCACGTCGATAGGTGATTACCTAGCGGCGCATCGAAATATTGTCCCCGCCAAGCCAAGTCGCATCTGCATTATGCGGATGGACCAGCTTGACGTCACCTTCGTCGGCTTGAATAACAAGTCGACTTGGATGAGCTATAGTGGCGGCGCGTCGCAGCGTCTTAACAAGACGCGGACGATCGGAGGTAGTGCTACTCTGAACGCCAACCTTCCATTCCTGGACGGAAGGCGTCTGTCGATCCTAGCTTCGTTGCTTGTGCTCTATCGAGGCAAGCGCGTTGGCTAGAACAAACCGCGGCTGGGCATCATGCCCAGACGCTTCTAGAGGAACATATGATCGGCGATACCATCACTGTTACGTTCAACGGCGTTGCTACGACGTTGACACGGATCAACCAAGACAATTACTCTTCTGAGTACTACCTTCTGACAGCCACTGTAGAGTGGGTGATGAAGGTACGTCATCAGGACGAGAGTGCTCGTGTTGGAATGCCCCAGTACGTACGCCACCACGTCGACTTGACGCGGAAGGAGTTCGATGCTGTGAATGGCGACAAGATCTTCCAATCGTATACGGTAATTCGCCACCAGAAAGGTGGCGACCCGGCGGTTGCAAGAAATTTGACGTTGGCCCTTAACGGGTTTCAGACGTCTGCCATTCTAGATAAAGTTATGAACCGGGAGTCTTAGACTCCGGAACGTGCTTTATCGAGGCTTTGATCACAGGGAACCCTGGTGCGCGTCTCTATAGACGGCATTCGCCCTACTTGGGGCCAGGGGACCTGTTAGCATGCGCGGGGTTGGGCATTTGCCCTCTCTAGAGCGGTCTTAATAGTCCGTTCTCGAGGTGTCACAACGCCCCCGCATGTCTACTTTAGATGATGGCTAGCTGGTCACGTAGATCATATCGCTTCCTAAAGAGGATGCAATACTGTGAAAACCTACGTAAGCTTCCTCGAGGGTCTCTATCGCGCAATCCTAGCGGATTGTGCAGTCGAGTATCCCACGAGTGCCGCAGAATGGAAGTGGGATCTCTCCCGCCTCCGCTTTGGGTTCAGACACAGGGGATCAGGTCTCGCGACCAAGGATCTCCCTGCCGCTGGCAAGCACTTTGATCAGTGTCTTGCCCACGGCCGCTTTACACCTGCGCGTCAGGCCTTACTAAGGCCTAAACACAAAGGGTCACCAATTCCTCAACTATTTGAGGGGCTGCTGATGCGAGTGTTTGAACTAGATGGTACTCTTAGGCAAGATGCCGACGTCCATGCCGTCTTTCTTCTCCGTACTCTATTTTATACGGGGAAGAAGGTGCGTATGGAGTGTGCTCCGAAGATGGTCTACAAGGCCGTCAAGGAGTTCTTCGACATCGAGCGGGACATGCGCCGTCCGTCCCTTAAGTGGGATGAGGACGATTTACAGTACGATCCCAGGCAGTATAAGCCGTCTCTGACGGACTATGCTTGCAAGGAGGAGTATGTGCGCGACGGCCTTTGGAGCATGCAAGTATGCGGCTACGAAGGCGCGTTAACTGGTGTCCCAGGCCAGATCTTTGAGGTGTTCGAGCGCGTAAGCGATCGGATTATCTCCGAATTTGGTCCCATCAATGAGATGGAGCTCATGCCTCGACATGGACCTGGTGTGGTCGCGGACCTACCGAAGGGAGTGTCTAAATACACATTCCCCACGTGGCCTGCGAAACTTGAGGCGATCTTCCCAATCAGTGAGTTTGGCTATGCCAACCTTACTGCCTACGAAGAGGATCTCTTAGCCAAGGGGGACTCTTATGGGTCGAAGACCCATGAGGCGCCTTCTAAGCTAATTGCTGTCCCAAAGACGCAGAAGGGGCCGAGGCTGATTGCCGCGGAACCAACTGCACATCAATGGATGCAGCAAGCCCTCATGCGAAAGCTTGATGGTATGATTCGGTCGTCTGTACTCGGCAACTGTGTCGACATTTCGAACCAGGAGCTAAGTAAAGATGACGCGCTACAAGCGTCCCGATCCGGTCAGAGGGCGACGATTGACTTATCGTCGGCATCTGATCGGTTGTCTTGCTGCCTTATTGAGCGTGTGTTTAGGTCTCATAGAGATCTACTCAACTGCTTTCATGCAGCCAGAACGAGGTGGCTTGTCAATCGAATTGACAAGAAGCTTCCGAAGTATGTTATACTGCGGAAGTTTGCACCTATGGGATCTTCCCTCACCTTCCCAGTGCAGTCTATGGTCTACGCATTGGCTGCCATCACCGCCGTTATCTACGGACGAGGGTGGTCAGTCGATAAACGATCCCTGACAACTGCATCAAGAATGGTCCGCGTCTATGGGGACGATATCATTGTTCCCGTAGACGTTTGTGGGATACTCACAGACCTCTTAACGGAGGTCGGTCTCCAGGTTAACCAGGCTAAGACTTTCTCGGTGGGTAACTTCCGAGAGAGCTGCGGCATGGATGCGTTCAAAGGGGTCGATGTGACCCCTGCGTACGTCCTGGAGGTTTGTGATGAGACCCGCCCGGCTTCGGTGGTGTCGACAGTAGCCTCCTCTAACAACTTCTTTCGCAAGGGGTTGTGGAGGACTGCTAGTTGGCTCCAATCGACAGTGCCATCCAAATTCCAACGTGGAATAAGGGTGGTATCAGCGGAGTCGGGAGCCTTCGGATGGGTATCCTATTGCGGCAGCGTATCTGCGGGGCACAAGTCCCGTTGGAATAACGATCTGCAGCGATGGGAGATCCGCGTCCTCGTCCCTCGAGTGAGGGTTGAACGACGTCCCATTGAAGGCTGGCAGAGTCTACTTCAGTATTTCACTGAAGCCCCGGATAATGACCTAAAGGACATTGTCCTGGCGAGACTGAATCCCAGAGATTGGGAGACAGGCTTGGACTCAGA